AAGGGTGACGGTCTAGCGGTTCCTATTCCTCTTCGTCAGAGGGGAACATCTTGTCCCAGCACGTTGGACACGTACCAGAGATAAGAAGTTCACGCATATCCGCATCAAGCTCTGGAAGAGCATCTTGGATATACTTACCAGCTTTCCAGTCAACAAAGCCTTGGAGGTTAACTTCCAAATCTATTGTCTCTTGGCATAGCCGACAAGGAGCCGCAACGACTGCTGTCATTGCTAACATAATTTGTCCCGTGGAATTGTTATGGCTGTTCCACTTCAGCCCTGTGGTGTTTACGAGTTCACAATCTCGGCTTGTAAGGCTGCCGGAGCAGGGAGACGAACCCTGCACACTGAGCAATCTCGGCTAACCGCTTGAGAGTGCGGCAAGTACTTGACGATCCGTGCGTCCACGTTCGTGCCAAATACATAGCTTGGAAAGTCTCACCTCAGTGCAACCGTTTCCGGCGTGTTGTATTGTTAGCGATTTTGTGTATTTGTCTGATCTTACAGATCGGGACATCTTGCCCGACTCGCGTTGTGTGTGAGGACTTACTATCCAACCTGCCGTTAAGCATAAGCCGACCTATTGGTTTGCCTCTTGTGTGGTGCGTATCTTGAATAGCTCGCCAGCTATGGCCGCGACTTGGGCGGTGCTTTCGGGTCAAGCCCTTGAAACTACCAAATTGTAAAAGATCAAAAAGTCAAGCTGACCGGCTGAGATTGGCCGTCATTAAGTCGCCTCACAGACTCACTTAACATGTTATCATTATACTATAATTATCGTCATTTGTCAAGGGGTATCTTGAACAAAATTAGAAAAAACAACCAAATTTTCAAAGATCAGTAAGATGACTTACGCGAGCGGCCCAGTGGTCGGGTGCTTTACCTCGCTGCTTCTTATACTTCCATTATACATTATATCGTCTATTTGTCAAGGGGTTCTGCACTATTTTCTGAAAGTTTTTTGGAATTGTCGTAAGTCGTTACTATCAAAGGACTTACGAATCGCGGGGCAGCCCCGCCGCACCTAAGTGCTTACCAGCAAACGACTTAGGGCGGCTAAAATAAAAGCTAAAATAAAATTATAAAAATAAAACACTAAAAAGGTGGTTCCAAATCATCAAGTAATTTTTCTAGTTCTTGATCCGCTTCTGGCTCGTCGCCATAAAAATCACGGTCAAAATCTTCTGCTTCCTGTAAAAGCATTTCCTCATGGTAATCTCTTTCAGCAGGATCAAAGCAATCATCAAAAGCATCGTACATGGTAAAACTCCTACCAAGGGGTGTTAGTGTCAAGGTTCTGGAAACCACGATCATCATCGGCATCGTAAGATTCGCAGTCGTCATCACCATCGTCGTACCCGATAGAATCAAGGTATTCGTTGGCTTCTGCCCAATCCGCTGCGGTTGGTTGGTGGGCAGGAGCAGCAACTTCGTCAATCAGAAAATCAAAATCGTTCATAGTAAACCTTTCAAAGTGGTGTGGTTGTTATACTCTTATTTTATAGTATAGATCGGCAATTGCAAGGGGTAATCTTTAATTATTTTAGAAAATAAATCCTGAAACAATCCAGCCGACCAAAGCAGCGACTAAGCAAAATCCAACGCTTTTCAATTCATTCATACTTTCATTCTCCATTCAAAATATTGTTCTTCGTTCATTAGTTGCGGCTTTTCTATCGCAACAAACCAGCCCGGATATGCTATATCTACCCACTCAGCGATGCAAGTGTTCACATCACAATCAGGATCATTCATTAACAAAATGATGTCCTGCGGCACAACAACCTTTAGCTGGCTGATAGATTGCTGATCTTCGCTACCTTCAAAATCAGGTAATCCCACAATCCTGAAAAGGGTGATTAAAATCTTAGGGAACATTTCTTTCGCATTCTCACTCATCTTGTAAATCCTCTACATCAATTAAACCACCGTTGACCATACCGCCAACCAAGGCTTGCATGTTTTTAGTCAACTGTAAATCATCACACTCGTTATCAGAATAATCCAGTTCACCGGACAAGTCAACAAAATCACCATGAGCAGCAAAAACGCTCTTGGCTTCCACCTGTGCGGCTAATCGCTCTACGTTGCGAGCTTTCAGGGCTTTTAGCTTGGTGTGTTCTGAAACGCCGTCACGCTTGTCACAAAGCTGATCTAAACGGGCAAGGGTACGACAACCGCGAACATTATCACGCAACTCAACAGGAAGCAAGTGATTAGGAACCGTGATTGATTCCATGATAGCGGTACGGAACTCAGCAAGCAGTTTGCCGGATGGTGTGTTTTCAAATTTCATAATTAAACCTTTCGTTGTTGTTTCCTCTATTATACATAATATCGGCTATTTGTCAAGGGGTAGTCCACATAATTTTGCAATTAAAAGCAAAATAAATAAAATGGCGGGAGCGACCACAAACGACATAAATTCAGGATTCTCAAACATAATTTTCCTCTAACTAATTAACTTCTTAACTATATATATTATCGCCCACCGGTGTGACACGTCTGGTCAATCTCTATGCGAAAAGTTTAGAAAAGACACAAATAGTTGTAAGTCGTTACCACCAAAGGACTTACGACTCGCGGGGCTGCCCCGCCCGTCCTAAGTGCTTACACACAAAGGATTTACGACGAAAGGCGATCAGGATTCAGATCGTTAACCATACACTTGAGCTTCTCCATCATAGACCAATCCCCGCGCACAACGTCCGATGTTACGCCGGAATCATAGCACAGTGAACCGTGTCTCAATACGGCAAACTCAAAGCAGTTACCATAAAGGGAATCATCTTTCCACTCTATGATTGACCAACCAAAAGAATTTCCACAATCTTCTGTTTGATCTATAACAACTGGCATAAACATAATTAACTCCAATGTAAAAGCATATAAACTATTGACATTATACCAAACATAATAACAAGAACATAAATCCCCATCATGAACAAATCAAATAGGGCATAACAAAGTTTTCCAAAGTTTTCCATTTTTTACTCCACGGACGCACAAGCGTCACAAGTTGGCTGGATTACATCGTTGCGACGATTGGAGCAGTCGCAACCACAGATAACACAAACTTTCATAATTTTTCCTAGTGGAAGGTAGTTTAGTAAATAGGGGTCGCAGTTTTTATCACTCGGTATAACTTGCGGTTAAATTCCCGAAACTCAATTTGTTTTTAATCGGTGAGAAATCCGATTGTCCAGCTTACTCGCAAGCTGTGCCGTACTTTTTGAAGTATGCGGCTTTTGCGTCAAGGTGTGCTTGCGACACCTCTTCAACTTCCAAGACTTCGCAAGCGGGATAGAAGTCGTTGAAGCGGTATACCACTTCACCGCTATCAGCCATGTAGATGGAATCAGCGGAAACCTCTAATGATCGCACTTTGCGACCGTTGAATGGGCTGACGTAAGTCACGTTGAATTGTTGTTTAGTAGTCATAATTTTGATCCTTTCAAGATCGTGTTGTGTTTTGAAGTTAACTGTTAACTTCTTATATTAGTATTATAGCATAGTGTAGTGACACGTTAGGTCACGATTACCAACCAATTAGAAAAACTTTCGCAAGTTTCTCAATGCCTTGACAGCATCGCGGATAGCATGACGAAACTCGTCGTTGTGGCTATCGTTGTCATAGGCGACGATCTGATTGATTAACCAGCCCATCCAGTAGTTTTCGCGTGATTGTTTTTGTTTGTCTTGAAGTTTCATAATTTTTCTCTTAGTTAGTGTTGTCTCTTGTATATTATTATTATCGTCTATAGCTGTGACACGTTAGGTCACTTTTTGAAGTTTCTTTGAAAAAACTTTTTCATTGCCGACCACCTTGCCAGTGATACATTAGCGGGGCGATTCCCACCATAAGCGATTAGGTTCATCATTTTAATCATGTTCTTACTTTGTCTCATCATCATACCTCCATTATACATAATATCGTCAATTTGTCAACCCCTACACCACCTTATTTTAGAATTTTATGCAAAGTTTTTATGATTGTCATAAGTCGTTGGTATCAAAGGACTTACGTCAAGCGGGCCTGCCCTGCCCCACCTAAGTCCTTACGTACCAAGGGTTTACGTGCCTCTAGGCGATTAGATTAGCTGCGACATTATACCGCTACTCGCAAGCTGTACCATACTTGTCAAAGTATGCACGTTTTGCATCAAGTCGGGATTGTGGAACCCCGCAAGCTGTGATTACCTCACAAGCAGGATAGAAGTCATTGTAACGGTACACCATCTCGCCGCTATCGTTCTGATAGATGGATTCGGCAGGAACCTCACGGCTGGTCACTTCGCGACCATTCCAAGGGCAGATGTAAGTTACGTCAAATTGTTTAGTAGTCATAATGTTTTACCTTAGTAGTAGTGAATTTGTTATATAAGTATTATCGTCTAGGGGTGTGACACGTTAGGTCAAGAATATCAAGTATTCTTTTTGTTTTCCCACTTCTTCAAAACGTAGGCGTTTGATCCTTGGTGGATGATTGACCCACCTTTGGTAATGATTACCATTGAGTAATCTTCGCACCTTACCAGCAGCATATCGCCGGTCTTGTTGGTTGCGATTGTCAGGTTGTCGTTATTTACTGCGTACATGTTTTTTCTCTTGTTTGTTGTTAACTTGTTATATTACTATTATCGTCTATGGTCGTGACACGTTAGGTCACTGTTAGATATAATTCCAGTGGAATTTGGAAACTTTATATTCTGCAAAGTCGCGGTTTACAATGTTCCAAACGATGTTATTAACACTGTTATACGCTCCATCGCTGTTGATAGAATATTGTTTGTTGTAACGTTTACCATTAGCTAATGTTACGAAGATTGATACTTTTTCTTTAATCATTGTTTCACTGTTGTTGTTTGTCATATCTCTATTATACATATATCGGCAGATTTGTCAAGCCCCATGAGCCTAAAATCGGGAATTATATAGGAAATAATTCTAATCGCCCTAAGTCGTTGGTATATAAGGAGTTACGTCAATCGGGGCTGCCCTGCCCGTCCTAAGTCGTTACTACCAAAGGACTTACGTTGAATTGTGTTGGGGCGCAGTTTTGATTACCTAGTATAACTTGCGGTTAAATTCCTAGAACCTAATTTATTTATAATCGGTAGGATATCCGATTTACTCAATCACTCGCAAGAGAAGCGACCATTCATGGTCACTTGGTCGGCGGTTGGCTTGTGTGAACCTTCGCGACGAACTTCAACGCGACCCTCTCGCATTGCAGCTTGGAACTGCTCAAGAGTCATGTTTTCATTTTGATTCGTAGTTGATCCCATAGTTTTTACCTTAGTAGTAGTGTTGTTGTTATGTCTTCTATTATACAGATATCGGCTGATTTGTCAACCCCTATCCAGTCTAATTCCAAAAGAATTAGAGAATAATTGTTGATACCCAAACGAACCCTTTATCGTTCATGTTTTGCAAAAAAGCATTAGCTTGTGCTTTATTGCAGATGACGAAGTTGGTTTTGCCGGAATTGTTTTTGAAGTTCATTTGAATCATGTTGTTTACCTTATTAAGTGTTGTGTTTGTTATGTCTCCCATTATACATACTTATCGGCATTTGTCAATAGGTCTATGCAGTTATTCTAAGAATATTCTATAAATAGTTATAACTGTCGTAAGTCGTTGCCACCAAAGGACTTAGGTCTCGCGGGGCTACCACGCCCCAAATAAACGGGGGTGGGGGTTTTATCTTGTAGGTATTTTCCCAGTTGTCGGCAAAAAAAAGGAATGGTGGTGTACTCACAATACCACCTCTCTCAAGTGGATGTCTTACCTAAACCTCTAGTATAAATATATTTGTTGTAATTATAAGGTTGCCCCTACTAGATCCGTATAGCTACAACAAGACCATTTATACCTAAGAAGAACTTAGATATACTGGTTGTGTTTGAAAGCGATAGGTTACTTACTCGCAGCTATACAATACTAATTTTTCAACTTCTTAGGTACTAGGTTGTCATGGTGGGACATTGCCTAGATTTAAAATTTTTCCCTATCTCGGAGTGCTTGTTCACTCTCATGTAACTTTCAGATCCAGATGGACTTGGGTGACGCCACAGCCCTGATTATTCACTTTATACAAATATTTACTGAATTTTGGACACTTTACAACCATTGTCACCACTATTCTAGTTGATTTTCACGAGATACACAAAAACTGTTTTGGAAAAAGATGCCCTTCTGTGTATTATATAATGTAAGAACTTATAACCAGAGAGAACCAAAATGAAAAAACAAGCAACGAAATTAGACTCAAGCGTACAATGTAGGGCAACGGCTTCACTCTCACAAGAAGTGGAAGAAGACAAAAAGGAAGAAGACAAACCTTTAGCGCAATTACTGCAAGAGGAAAACAGTAAAGATGGAAAAGATCAAGATAAACAATAAAATACACACAGTTAGTCCTGCTAGAACCACAGATGGTAAAATAGAACTACTAGATGTATCTTTTCTAGAAAAAAACAAAGCTAACAGTGTTCATCATGACTGGATGACAGAAGAAGACAGTCTAAAAAGCCGTATGGATACCGGAGTAAACTTCTTTTACACAATTGAAGAGGTTACAAAGGTTAGAGGCAAAGAAAAAAAGCTACTTTGCTTAGAACATGGTATAGGCTTTATCAAAAAGCATAGAAAAAAACTCTATTTAGAACGATCTTTTTCTATAGAAAGCGAGTGCCAAGAAGACAATGGTGTTGTTCGCTCACAAGAAGGCTTTCTAACTTTTGATGATGACCATTATCTAATTATAGGCTGTTATATGCCTAGTAATTGGATGTATCTTTATGCCACTCCAAACTCAGTTGTTTGTACATCAGCAGGATTCGTACCTGCCCCTATAGAAATTGATGACAACGCCCTCTTAGGTAGACTAAATGGAGACATGCAGTCTATTGATAAAGATGAACTAGGTATTATACTAGGTTACGAGCATGTAGTTTCTTCCTTAGCTAATACAAAATCCCCTATTCTTGTACAATCTGAATATTTTGAACTCTTATCTAACAAATCAAAGCTATCTAGCTCCCAATTTGTGTTGCGACCCTCCAAGAAACGACCAAGAAACCGAGAAATTGGTAGTTTAATATTTAACGACAATAAAAAACAGTTTGAGGGCTTTGATGGAACGAGATGGAGAGCTTTGAAATGGGGTGATGATAAATGAAGTTGCCAAAGGGAATGACAGAGAAACAAACAATAGAGCAAATAAACAAAGTCTGTAATAGGATTGCACCTAAATATACATTTTATGGTTATACCGCAGATGACATGAAACAAGAAGCTTTCATTATTTGTGTAGAAGCCTTAAATAGATATGACGAAGCTCGCCCTCTTGAAAACTTCTTATCAGTAAATCTATCAAATCGTCTCAAAAACTTCGTCAGAGACAATCATTTCATTAAAAACGATGACGGCGATAGGATAAAGGTACTCAAACCAGCACAGCTAGAGTATGAAAACACTATTGTTGATGATAGAAAGAAATTCTCTATTACATACTCACAAATACAAGATAGGGATATGTTTGAAGTAATAGATAAAAACCTACCAGCACAAGCAAGAATGGACTACCTTAAAATACTAAATGATGTGTACATAACAAAACAAAGAAAAGAAGAAATTCTATTTATGATATACGACATACTAGAGGAGCATGGTTACTGTGAAGAAGGGTAGAATATCTAAAAAAGACGAAAAAGTTATCAAAGACAGTTTAGAACTCGGTTTTGAAGCTATAGCAACCGAACTAAACCGAAATCCAGATAGCGTTTTGGACTTTATTAAGAAAAAAGTAGCAGAAGGTAAGTTTCCATCACCATCTTGGCTGTCTCAAACTGTTTCCAACGAGGAGCAAGCTCATTTTGACCTGCAAGTTCGCCCCTATTGGTCGGAGCTTGAGCAACAATTCACCGAAGGTGAGCTAAAACTCTTTCAGTATCACTGGGCGCGTATCATTTCTCAGTTTCGTGATGATGTTATTCCGACTGAGGAGTTACAAGTGGTGGATTTGATCAAGCTAGAGTTGCTTATGAACAGATCTCTGAAACACAACAAAGAGAATATAGAACAGATATCGTCTCTGGAGGGTCAGATTACCACTCTAAGGGAGGCAAATGCTGGTGGAGACAGAACAGACGAGATATATAACATGGAGCGTCAGGTGGCTTCTCTGAAGGCTTCACAAGAGTCCTTAAATAAAGACTACAGAGAGCTTCAGACCAAGAAGAACTCAATGTTAAAAGAAATGAAAGCTACTAGAGAGCAAAGAGTTAAAAGATTAGAGGATAGTAAGCAAAACTTTACAAGCTGGATGGCTTACCTAGTTAGTAATCCAGACGTTGCTCAGTCTTACGGTATTGAAATGGAAAAAATGAGACTATCAATGAGAAAAGAACAAGAAAGACTATCTGAGTTTCATAAATATCAGGATGAACAAGTTGATCAACCCTTTCTAACACCAGATACAGTCAAAGACTAATGATACCAAAAATTATACATCAAATATGGATAGGGGACAAGCCATTACCAGATAGGTGGGAACCACTAACCAAGTCTTGGAAAGATAAAAATCCAGATTACCAATACATTTTCTGGACTCAAGAAAAGTTAAATACCTTAGATAAATACAATTACCTATCCTCAAAAATAAACCCTACGTTTATCAGCGACATATTTAGATATAAATTGTTACATCTGTTTGGTGGTTTTTACTTTGATGTAGATTTCAATTGCTTAAAACCAATCAGTCAATGGGACTACGACTTTAATGAAATAGACTTTTTCTCTATTGAATACGGAGGCACGACCCAGAACGGTCTAATGGCTTCTAGTGAAAACAACCCAGTATCAGAAAAGCTATATAACGACATACCAAGGGATAGGTTCTTATCAGGAGATGTCTACGGACCTTGGTGGTTAAATAAAGTATTAAAAGAAAATGATTATGAAAAAGATGTTAATATATTCATAGAAGCAAGAAATATTGTCAAGTTTTTACCTGAGTGGCACGGTGTTAAACCCCTTAATAATGAAAATTTATATACTGCTAACGATAGCCGTTATAGCACTTGGTATCCTTCTAAGTTTTGCCCACACACAAATATAAAAAATAGCGATAAAGATACATGAGAACATTTGATTTTATTGATATTGGCACTGCTGATTTTGATTACTCAACGTTAGACCCAGATTGTAAAGACTGTCTAGGGTTGTATGTTGAACCTATCAAGAAATATTTAGATAGGATACCTGAAAATTCAAATGTCCTAAAACTAGCAGCGGCTATTACAGATGAGGATAGAGATGATTACATCTACTACATAGATCCAGACTTAGTTGAAGAATATAATCTACCAGCATGGATTAAAGGATGTAACACGATCTCTAAGATACATCCAACCACAATAAGCACCTGTTTAAGCTTAGGCGTAAAAGTATATGATATAATTACGAGAGAGCCTATAAAGTGCATAAGCTTGAAAAGATTATTTGAGGATCTAGATATAGATAGCGTCAAACATATAAAAATTGACACAGAAGGTTCAGACTGCGGCATTGTGAAGCAGGTCGTAGATTTAGTAAATAATACAAACATAGTTATTCAAAAAGTAACTTTTGAAACAAACGAGCTAACATCTAGTCAGGAAATATTTTCCACATTTGATCTATTGGAGCGAAATGGCTGGACATCGGTGGAAAAAGGATACAACTCAACATTTAGACTAAAGGAAAAAAAATGAAGGCTGTAATATTTGGTGTTACCGGTCAAGACGGTAGTCACCTTGCGGATCTACTACTTGAAAAAAAATATGAGGTGATAGGTGTTGCTAGAAGGAGCAGTACAGATTCAAACTGTAGAATCAAACATATTTTAAATAACAAAAACTTCACTCTGTATAGTGCAGACATAACAGATGCTTACAGTGTAATGAATCTTCTAAAAGAACACGCAAATGTAGATGAAGTCTACAATCTTGCCGCCCAAAGCCATGTAGCCGTATCCTTCAAACAGCCAGCCTTAACTTGGGATGTTACAGGTAAAGGATGTTTAAATATTCTTCAAGCACTTGTAGATCTTAACTTGCTAGGTGTGAGGTTTTATCAAGCAAGCTCAAGCGAAATGTACGGTAAAAACTACGACGAATTGTCTCCGGGTAATAAGTTCCAAAATGAAGAAACAAAGTTTATGCCGCAAAGCCCATATGCGATTGCTAAATGTGCCGCTCATTATATGACTGCATTATTTCGTGACGGTTATAATATACATGCAAGTGCCGGAATCTTATTTAATCACGAAGGGCCACGAAGAGGTGAAAACTTTGTTACAAGGAAGATTACAAAATGGATTGGAGACTTTATAAAAAGTGGACGCGATCCAGAATTTCCAAAGCTGCGTCTAGGTAACTTAGAAGCATTTAGAGATTGGGGGTACGCAGGAGATTACGTGGAAGCGATGTGGATGATGCTCCAACAGGATAGTCCACAGGACTTTGTTATCTGCACCGGCGAGACTCATACTATTCGCGAGTTCCTAGACGTAGCGTTTTCATCTATTGATATAGAAGATTGGTCTGACTTAGTAGTTCAAGATCCAGAGTTTTATAGACCAGCAGAAGTAGATTATTTAAAGGGTGATTGTAGTAAAGCAAACGAAATTTTAGGATGGAGTCCTAAATACAGCTTTGAAGATTTAGTTAAATTAATGGTAGATCATGACACAAAATGAAAATATATAAGGTAGAGCTAGACTTAACTTTGGTTTTACCAAGACTAATCTCCTTTCAATTGAAAGAATTTAATCATGAAAGACCAATAATTTTTGTAGAAGCTAACGATCCAGATGAAGCCTGTTTTTTAGCTACTTTTAGATTTGCTTCAGTCATACTAAAACAAGACTCATCCTCTAAGACAGCAGAGCTTGTTGTAGAAATCTTACAAGACGTATCAGTAAAAAAAGCTATAGTACCTAAATGAAAAGAAATTATCACGATCCAGTTTATGAAAAGTGGAGAAAAGACGTTCTTAAAAGAGACGGCTACAAGTGCCAAATGCCTTCGTGTAAACATAAAAAATATTTACAAGTACACCACATTAGGAAATGGTCTTCTGCTTCTTCTTTAAGGTTTGATATAGACAACGGTATAACTTTATGTCGTTACTGCCACAGTAAAGTGAACAGGAACGAAGTATTTTATGAAAAATTATTTTCCGAAATAGTGAGAGACAAAAATGCCTAAACCCTTTACTATAATAAAAGACACTAGAGAGCAAGAAGGTTACACTTTTGAGCGTAGTCACTCTAGATATCACAAGTGCAACGGTATGGTTTTAGAAAAATTAGATACCGGAGATTATTCCATAAAAGGACTAGAAGAGAAGATATGCATAGAAAGAAAAGCTAGTGTTACTGAATTCGCAAACAATATAGGGCATGATACTATAAGGTTTCATAAAGAAATAGAAAGAATGAAAGAATTTCCTCATAGATTTATAGTATTAGAATTTTCTCTTTCAGACCTAATGGATTTTCCAGAACGATCAGGTATACCAGAGGATGACTGGGGTAAACTTAAAGTAACAAATAAATTTATGCTTAGAAAAATTATGGAATTTCAAATGAAGCATGACATTCATGTATTATTCTGCGATTGCAAAAAACATGCAAAGTGGGCAGTTTTAAGTATATTAAAGCGTATTAATGAACTATACACTTAGGAGCTTTTAGATGAGTTTGTCTATAGACACTATTTCAGACGTTCATTCTTATGGACTGGACATTAAAAACAGAGAGCTATATTTACACGGATATGTTGGAAATACGGATGATGATCCCGGTGTAGAATACAGGATGGCTGCAAACTTCTACAAAAACCTCAGAGTGCTTGATTGCATAAACCAAGAGCCAATTATTATTCATATGCTTAGTGAGGGTGGAGAATGGTCAAATGGAATGGCAATATTTGACGCTATTTGTCTTTGCAGGTCTTATGTTACCATAGTAGCTTACGGTCAAGCAGAATCCATGAGTAGTATTATACTTCAAGCTGCGGATAAAAGAATACTGACACCAAATGCTCACTTCATGCTGCATTACGGATCTGTGGATTGCTCTGGTGATCACCTAAGCGCTCATAATTACGCAAAAGTAGATAAGCGTAACACAGAAACTATGGTTGACATCTACGCTGAAGGTTGCGTAAAAGGCAAATACTTTAAAGAGCATTACAAAGAATTGACTGAAGAAAAGGTTAGAAATTATTTAAAAAGAAAATTAAAAGATGGAGACTGGTATTTAGACGCTAATGAAACAGTTTATTACGGTTTTGCAGACGCAGTGCTTGAGACAAGAAAATACCCGAATATAGAAAGTTTAAAATAATCTATGTCAAATCTTAAAAATATAGATGAAGCTTGGTTGAATTTAGATATACCCGACCGTGATGTATTTAATCCATTTGATTTAGTTGATCTTAGAGATGAAGATTACCATTTAAAATTAACTTGGCTTATGACTAGGCCGGAATATTTTTCTTTCTTATGTAAACATGTTTTCAACATAAATATTTTACCATCCCAAGCCTTGTTTCTATGCGAGCTATGGAATCGTAAATTCCCAATGCTTATAGCTAGTCGTGGTTTTGGTAAGTCATTTATATTATCTTTATACTCCATGATTAGAGCTTTAATTTTACCAGAAAGAAAAGTTGTGGTTGTTGGTGCAGCCTTTAGGCAGTCTAAGGTTTTGTTTGAGTACATGGAAACAATTTGGAATAACTCACCTATATTAAGGAGTATGTGCGATTCAAGTAGTGGGCCAAGACGAGATGTTGATCGTTGCGTTATGCGTATCAATAAGTCTCGCGTCACTTGCCTCCCTCTGGGTGACGGACAAAAAATTAGAGGTCAGAGAGCTAATGATATTATTAGCGATGAGTTCGCTTCCATTCCTAGAGATATCTTTGAAACAGTTGTCGCTGGTTTTGCTGCTGTTAGCTCTGATCCTATAGAAAATGTTAAAAAAATCGCAGCAAAAAGAAAAGCTGAAGAACTAGGTTTAGATATAGAACAAGAAAGTAAAGACATAATAAAGAAAAGAGACAACCAAATTATATTGAGCGGTACTGCTTATTATGACTTTAATCACTTTGCTGAGTACTGGAAAAAATGGAAATCAATAATTCAAAGTCAAGGTAGAAAGAACAAGCTTAGGGAAATCTTTGGTGAAGATCCACCAAACGATTTTAACTGGAAGGATTACTCTGTCATAAGAATACCTTATGAGCTTCTACCAGAAGGCTTTATGGACGCCTCACAGGTCGCCAGATCAAAGGCAACAGTCCATGCTGGGATATATCAAATGGAGTTTGGAGCGTGCTTTACACGCGATTCTCAGGGCTTCTTTAAAAGAACTCTAATAGAAAGCTGCGTAACAAGCGACCTTAGCCCTATAAAAAATTCTAAAAACGAAGATGTTGTTTTTCAGGCGCAACTAAGGGGAGATCCTAACAAGAAATACGTCTTTGGTGTTGACCCAGCTTCCGAGGTTGATAATTTTAGTATTGTCGTTTTAGAGTTAAATGATGATCACAGAAGAATAGTTCACTGCTGGACGACAAATAGAGATCAGCATAAAGAAAAGGTTAAAAAAGGCTTTTCAAAAGAAAGCGATTTCTATGCATATTGCGCGAGAAAGATTAGAGACTTGATGAAACTCTTTCCCTGTGTTCACATCGCTCTAGACGCCCAAGGTGGAGGTATAGCGGTTTCAGAGTCTTTACATGATACTGATAAGATTGAAGAGGGGGAGCTACCCATATGGCCCACAATAGACGACGATAAACCTAAAGACACGGATGATCAGCGAGGATTACACATTTTAGAGATGTGTCAGTTTGCAAAGTATGACTGGTTGGCGGAAGCAAACCACGGTCTAAGGAAAGACCTTGAAGATAAAGCTATATTGTTTCCTATGTTTGATGCTGTTTCTTTAGGCATATCAAACGCTGAAGATGGGCTAAAAGGAAGAGTCTTTGATACACTTGAACAGTGTGTTCTAGAGATAGAAGACCTCAAAGACGAGCTAACTATGATCCAGATTACGCAAACAGCGACAGGTAGAGATAAATGGGATACACCATCAACCGTTATTGGTACAGGTAAAAAGGGAAAACAGAGAAAGGACCGTTACTCTTCTTTAATTATGGCTAATATGGCGGCGAGAACAATAGCAAAAACTCCAGATCCAGTGTCATATAACTTCTATGGTGGTTTTGCTACTATGGAAAAAGATGAAAAACAAAAGAGCGGTGGAAGTCTTTATTCAGGTCCAAACTGGTTTACAGATAGTATCAATGATGCTTACTAATTGTGTATAATCTAATACCAGTTCAATTACAATCTAATTAAAGGTTTTCACGATGGATAATGATATTAATGACTCATTAATAACTTGGAATGATGCAGATCCAAATAGCAAAGCGAGAGCTTTTGAGAGTTTTTCAGACTCAATTGAGTCCTACGAAGGTGTGGCTAAAGGATATCACAGGGAATTTCTTGATATAGAGCCAAACAGATCCGCTAGACCATCCTTTACTGGTTCTGACTATTATGCTTTCAGACCAGAAGAGCAAGTACCCCGCAAAGCAAAACGCATTATAAAAATGTGTATGGACGCTTATGATAAAGTTGGTATCGTTCGGAATGTAATTGATTTGATGGGTGACTTTGGTACTCAAGGTATAAATATCGTACACGAGAACAAGAGCGCAGAAAAATTCTTTCAGCAATGGTTTAAAAAATGTGACGGAAAAGAGAGATCAGAAAGATTTTTAAACAATTTGTACAGAACAGGACAGGTGTTTGCATATAGAAGCACTGCGACAATTACTCCCCAGATAACAAAGTTTATTAAATCTATGGGTAGTGATATACGAGTTGAGATACCAAGTATAAAACAAAATGAAATACCTTGGAGATATAATTTCTTCAACCCACTAACTGTAGACATGAAAGATGGAGACATAAATCTATTTTTAGGTAGAAAAAATAACTATCAAATTTCATCAAATTCATTTTTTGACAATTTTAAAGATGGCGCTATTCCAGCGAAATTGCTAGATACCTTACCACCAAACGTTAAAACAGCATATAAAAGTGGTCAGAGAAAAATCTCGCTAGATCCAGAAAAACTCTCAGTTCATTACTATAAAAAAGACGATTGGCAGCAGTGGGCGCATCCGCTCACCTATGCTATTTTAGATGATATCATCATGCTGGAGAAAATGAGACTTGCTGATCTGTCTGCACTTGATGGGGCTATATCTAACATCCGACTATGGACGATTGGTAGTTTGGATCATAAGATATTACCAAATAAAGCTGCTATTAATAAGCTAAGAAATATCCTTGCTAGTAATGTAGGAGGAGGAACGATGGAGCTTGTTTGGGGTCCAGAGCTTTCTTACACAGAGTCAAACAGTCAAGTTTACAAGTTTTTAGGTTCTGAAAAATACACATCTGTATTAAACAGTATATACGCTGGACTTGGAGTTCCCCCAACCCTAACAGGTATGGCTACAAACGGCGGCGGATTTACAAACAACTTTATCTCATTAAAAACTTTAGTAGAAAGGTTGCAGTACGGAAGAGACCAGCTTACAAAATTCTGGGAAAAAGAAATTGAAATTGTAAGAAAAGCTATGGGGTTCAGAAAGCCAGCACATGTTGTTTTCAACCATATGAGCCTCTCTGACGAGTCAGCAGAAAAGAATCTGTTAATCCAACTTGCTGACAGGGACATTATTTCTCATGAAACTGTTCTTGAAAGATTTAAAGAGATACCATCCGTAGAAAGGATGAGACTGCAAAGAGAAGATAAAGCTAGAAATAAAGAAAAACTGCCAGATAAGGCAAGTCCATTCCACAATGCTAACCATAAAAAAGACCTTGAAAAGATTGATAAGCAAGTCAAACAACAAGATAGTAAGAAAAAACAAGAGGTTAAGGAGAATGGTCGCCCTCCACTCACTCCAGATGAGGGTCCAAGAAAGAAAAGGGTTGAAACACCCAAGAGTAAGCCGGGGGTTGCAGAGCTTGTCGTGTGGTCTACATCTGCATTTGAGTATACTGAAAATATAAACAAAGGTTATTTAGAAATAAAAGAAAAGTCTAATGCTAGACAGTTAACTAAACATGAGTCAAAAGAATTAGAAAATATTAAATTGGCAGCCTTTCTTGCTCTTGAGCCTATGTGCGAACTCTCAGACAAAAACCTACATAAAGCATTGTCTTCAAACAATTTAGTACCCAAAGAGTATAAGCAAATAAGAACCACCAGTACTAGTATGGATGGCTATAAAAAGATGGTCGTAGGACTTTATGTAGAGCAATTTGTAGGCGAAAAATAGCGTTTTGAGAAAAAAATAAATATTTTGTGTATAATGTTCTGAGGTAAAAACATGATTAAAATTTTTCAAAAAGAAATAGACGATGGCATTGGCGATCTCGTTAAGATTACGGCCAGTGTTGCGTATTGCTCCGAGGCTACAGTTTACACGGGCGATATTGTTACTGCCAAAGAGATTATCTCAGACAAGGAAGTATTGAATAAAGTTCTTGCTGAGAATAAAGACCAAATAGACTTGCATTATATTGAGTCTGTTTTGGTTTCTTGCGGGTGGAACAAAAATGATGACGTGTTTATGCCGGAACCAACTTGGGCAGCAAGAAACACACCTGAAGATAAACAATTTAATTTTATGCACGATGAAAATGATATCATTGGGCATATAACGGGAAGTTACGTCTTGACTAAAGACGGTAAGGCAGTTGCAGATGACGAGGATCTAGCTAGACCAGATGAGTTTGATATAATCACTCAAGCGGTGCTTTATAATAGCTGGACAGGAGAAGAAAATAGAGACCGTATGAAAAGTATCATTGCTGAGATGAATGAAGGCAAGTGGTATGTTTCTATGGAGTGTCTGTTTGCGGGATTTGACTACGCTTTACTGAACGACAAGGGAGATGCTAAAGTATTAGCTAGGGGCGAAGACTCTGCATTCCTAACTAAGCACTTACGTGCTTATGGAGGTAGTGGACAGTATGAAGGATACAAAGTAGGTCGTGCGCTTAAAAATATTTCCTTTTCTGGTAAAGGCTTGGTCTCAAAACCAGCCAACCCAAGAAGTGTTATACTAAATAATAAAAGCACAGCTAATTTTAATTTTAACGAATCTGATTCTAAGTTTCAAATAGGAGATTTCAAAATGTCAGACACATCACTGTTAGAAAAGCAGTTGGAAGATGTGAAAGCACAGCTTTCTCAGGCCAAATCTGAAAATGAGGCCATCAAAGCTCAAATTGAAGAAGTTAAAGACAAAGAGTTTGCTTCCAAAGTGGAAGTATACGAGTCTGAGGCTAATCAAAGTCAAGCAACAATTACAGAACTTGAAGATAGTATTAAGTCTACTCAAGCTCGCGTTGCTGAACTTGAAGATTCACTCGCATCATCTCAAAATGAGCTTGTACAAGCAATGAAAGAGATGGACGAGATGAAAAAGAAAGAAAAGATGGAGAAAAGAAAAGCTTCGCTTGTAGAAGCTGGTCTTAATGAGGAAGAGGTGGAAGAGTCCATTGCAAATCTTGACGCATTGAGCGAAGAGGCATTTGATGCCATCGTAGCTATGATGAAGAAAAAAGAAGATGAAAAAGCAATGAAAATGAAGCCTACAGCAGAAGAAGATGCTGAAGCAGCAATGCCACCAGCACTCAAGGAAGCTCTGGAAAAGAAGAAAAAAGATAAAGAAGCAAAGGCTGACGAAGTAGAAGAAGAGGTAACAGCAGAAGATTTTGAAGGTGTTCAAACTTCTGAAGCTACTCTTGTTGAGTCAGACGAATACGATGAAGTAGAAGCTACCAGAGCTAGCGTAGCTGCTTGGTTTGATAACAACAGAATTTCTAAATAATTTAAAGGAGATTTAACAATGGCTCTTAAAGCAGACAGATACGAAGAATCAACAGATATCTCGTTCTTTTATAACGAAGGTGTAGCCACTCGTGGTGGTGTTGTAATTCTCGCTGACCAAGGCTTGGCTTCTGGTGCAGCAATGGATCAGGGTGAAAACCTTGTAAAATATGGAACAGCAGTAGCCACTGACGTTCCCGTTGGTATTCTTCTTAACGATGTTGTTAATAAGGATTTGACCAGAACTCATCTTAACCAACATAAAGATGAAGTTCAAAAGGGCGGTAAAGTTACCGTTATGACTCGTGGGTGGGTTGTTACTAGTAATATTGAAGGCACACCAGTCGCGGGTGAGCTTGCTTTTGCATCTCCGTTTACGGCTGGTGCTGTTTGTAATGGTACGACTTTCGCCGCTCAGTCTGGTGAGCTTGCAATCGGAAGATTCATGTCTCGTGCGGATGGCGATGGTTACGCTAAACTTTACGTCAACCTTCCTAACGCCTACGGCTCGTAATCCATAATATAAGGAGAATTTTATAATGTCATACTCAGAAAGACCAAGTGATGAATTCATCACATTGCTGAAAAAATCTGGCGATAGCGATCAAAACGTTGCTTATGCCGCACAAAGAGAATTCGCCAAAGCATTGGAACTTCCATTGCGTAAAGGTGTTTTAGTCGGAAATATCCTTGGTGATATTTTTGAAACTATTAATATTGAGCCGGGGGCCTCTACAGAGTATCCTCTTGACTTAATTTCTCCGGGACTTGAGGGCGAGCATGTAGCCTATACAAATCCCGGTCATGGTCGTGTACCTGAACGTGCCGTTGAGGGCGACTACGTTACGATTCCAACCTATAGCATCACAAGTAGCATTGACTACTTACTTCGTTATGCTCGTGAAGCTCGTTGGGATATTGTTGGTCGTGCTATGCAAGTCCTTGAGACTGGATTCGTCAAAAAGATGAATGATGATGGATGGCACACCATTCTTGCTGCTGGCGTTGATCGTAACATTTTGGTTTACGATGGTGACGCTACTGCTGGCTTGTTTAGCAAGCGTTTGGTTTCGTTGTTGCAGACTGTTATGCGCCGTAATGCTGGCGGTAACACTGGATCTGCTAATCGCGGTCGTTTGACTGACCTCTACGTATCACCAGAGGCATTGGAAGATGTTCGCAACTGGGGTATTGATCAGATTGACGAAGTAACTCGTCGTGAGATCTACACCGCCGCCGAAGGTGGAGCGCCTATCACCAGAATCTTTGGTGTTAACCTCCACGATCTTGATGAGCTTGGCGAAGGTCAAGAGTATCAATCCTTCTTCACTGAAGGTCTTGGCGGTGCTGTTCAAGGTTCTGACCTTGAGTTGGTGGTTGGATTGGACCAGTCTTCTAACGACAGCTTTATAATGCCAATGAAGCAGCAAGTTGAGGTTTTTGAAGACCCTGCTCTTCACAGGCAGCAACGTGCTGGTTATTACGGTTTCGCTGAACTTGGCTTTGGCGTTCTTGATAACAGAAGAGTTATTTTGGGATCGTTCTAGTAATACTAGGATAACAACCTCAATTAATAAGAGTCACTCTCTATTCTGGGAGTGGCTCTTTTTTTGTGTATAATATGATATAAAACGTTTTATTTGTAGGATATTCTAAAGGAGTATTTCAATGGCAGCTTTATCAGATTATCTAGAATCTGGTCTTCTACATCATATATTTAGAGGACAATCATTTGCCAAGCCCACCAATATAGCTATTGCCTTAACTAGCGGTGTGCCTAGCGACTCAGATACTGGCGTAAATCAATATAATGATGGTAGTCTTCAAGAATTACCATCTGGATTAGATAATGTGGACACGGGGTATAGACGTTTAAATTTAGGAAACCCTTCCACACTAGGCGATAATGTATGGAATTACGACACAGAGGAACACGAGCAAGGCTCTGGTTTAATAAAAAATAGAAGCCAATTCTTATTTGATGAAGGGGATGGTAGTGCAGCCCTTGTTGATTGGGGATGGGTTTCAGGCATTGCTATAGTTGACTCTGGAGAGTGGGGTACTGGAAATCTCTTAATGCACGCCGCACTGGACAACCCACGTATCATCTACGCTGGAGATACAGTTAAATTTGATATGAGTACATTGCAAATCAGTTTCAAGTAAATCCCTCATAAGGTTCGCTGTTCATGATTTTATCTAAGTCAGAGTATATATCGCATATTGGTATTTTATTACCAGATAACTCTACTCAAGAAATATCTCCTAGAGATTTAAGAGTAAGTTTAATAGATCTTATTGACTCTACACACATGTTCTTAGAGAACGTAGATGTCAATAGTCTTAACTTTGCAACACCGGAAGTTAGAACGACAAAAGCTGGTCAGTTAGCGCTTCAGAAGCTACATTTAGCCGGAAGAAGCAGCATTGATAATACAGCTATAGGCTATTATGCTCTAGGCGCAAATTATGCAACAAGCGGAAATACTGCTGTGGGTTCTTTTGCCCTTGGTTGTAATTTAACTGGAAATCACAACATTGGAGTTGGTCTTAATAGTACCGCTGGTAATGTTAATGGCTCTGGAAATATAGGTATAGGTAATTATACTTTATATAGCAATAGATATGGTGATTACAACATAGCAATTGGTCATGGAGCGGGTAATTTTCTGGGAGAGCGAACCGATCACACCTTGTCTATTGGTGTTTATCCCGGATTAGATGCTGGTAATACTTGTGACATAGTATTAAATTCTGGAACTCCCCCCTTAATGTATGGAGATCTTTTAAATAGAAAACTTGGCTTAGGTGTTAACCATCTTCATGATTATGGAACTTTACAAG